ATCACATTCTTTTGCTTGTTTTGAAAAGGACCAACTCCCCAAGTGCGAATTTGCTTCGAAGCATAATCCTGAATTGTAATCAAAAGAACTTCTTCTGCAGCAGATTCTACATCAGGGAATCCATTTTCAGAAGCGACCTCAATATCAAGAGTGGTTAATTTGATTTTATTAATGTCAAATTTAATCTCCTCTTCTGGATACATATCAGAAATGTATTGATAGATATATCCAGTATTTCCATAGATCTTAAAGTTTTCTACACCATCATACCTTTTAACAAAATCACGACATTCCCTTACTGTTCCTGGACTAACTTCTTCTACATACTCTCCAGTTAAAGTTTGATATTTAGTTTTCTTTTTTGAAGGGACAAAAAGAGTCGGGTAAAACTTCTCACGGGTCATAAAATGCTTTCCATTCTCATAACCACGAACCAAGAAGTAATCCCCGACCATCTGCACGTTGGTATAAAATCTCATCAGGCAGTTAATTCAAGATACTTTTCAATAATTTCTTCTTTTGGATCTACAATTGTAAGAATACTATCAGAGTGAATCATCATTTCAGTTTGATCAGTCACATCTGGCCAAGGAGTTAGATTTCCTTCGGCATCAATACGATAAGGATTGATAAGTTTGCAATCAGGTTCTCCAAGTTCAGAACCAACCTCAACAATCTCTGTAACGATTACATTATCAACCTTCAACAAAAGGCACTTAATTGTTTTTTCCATTTACTCTTTCCTCATAAAGATCTTTAACTGAATTGAGTGGTTCAACAATTGTTACTACCCAATCTAACGGAACTAAAATCTGCTCATCTTGCGTCAAAAGAATCCAAGATGATAATGATACTTCTATTTTAGCATCATAATTAACTTCTTCAGTCAAAAGAATAGATCTTTCCGTAAGAACCTTGTAAGGTTTGTTGAAAATGTATCCGCAGGGTTTTTCATCAGAGACAATTTCCTTAAGATCAGAAATAACTGTCTCTCCAGATTTTAGTAATGCAAGTTTGATTGACATTTTTATCTTCTTCCTTCAACACATTATAGCAAAAAATTAGGGGAGCGTCAACTGGTTTTTGCCAGTTGCTCCCCTGCGGCGACGATATTCAATACTATTTAGAGATAGTCTTTTCTCTGATGATGTTGAGGAACAATTTTTCTCAACTGAATTGTAAGAAGTCCATCTTCAAAAACTACATCTTTAACTTCAGTATCATCGGCAATTGTCCATGCTCTTTTAAAACTTCTCTGTGCAAGTCCCTTATGGACATATTGAGATTCGGTTTCTTTATCTTCTTTTTGACCTTCAACAAAAAGTTTACCATATTCAGTAAAAACATTAACTTCCGACTTCTTAAATCCTGCAAGTGCAATCTCTAAACGAGATTCAACATTGCTGACTTGAACAAGATTATAAGGTGGATAGTTTGATGTAGTTTCGTGAAGATTGAAGAGACGATCAAAATATTCGTCCATTCCAATACTATTGCGAGTGATTCTTTCCATTAAGGCAGGAAGATCCGCAGCAGTATACCTTGTGAGGTTAGTCATTATAGTAGCTCCTTAAAAAGCGAGTTTGATTGTGTGAACCCTTTCGGCGTTCATTACTAATTATACAAGAAACATAAAAAAAGGGAGTGTTGAACTCCCTACAAAATCATTCGGTTTCCTCGTCCCTTTTCTTTTTAGCACCAATATTATATTTGGTTTCCAGAATCCAATCGCCCTTGTCTTTATAAGCAAGAACTTTGATTTGATTCAGAGGAGCAATGTCTTGAATTTTACTAACATCTACAATTGTAATCAAACCCCAATCTGCAATTAGTTGAGCAATTCGATTACGACGCTGAACATCATTTACAGTTAGGTTGGCGTGTTTACCATCCAGAGCAAAAAGTTCTTTAAAATGGACGATAAAATATTTACCTTGCTTGTGAAGAATGTGGCAAGATTGATAGATTTTCTTTTCCTTTCTTGAAGCAACCCCAATACGAGTCAAAGTCTCACGAACTTTTAAAAAGTCATCAGGTTCATTCAACAAAACTTCAACCATCATATTAGGCGTCCAATTTACAATAGGTTCTTGAACGACGCTCATTGTTTTCCTCCAGTTTCAAATTTAGATTTTATAAAAGTAAGTTGTTCTTTTGAAAGAATCCTCAAAGCCTGTTTTGCCTTCTCATTACTATAACCATAATAACGTTTGACATAATCTAGATCTTTGATTTTATCTTGTCGGAGCCAGGGAGAAAATCTCTTCTTTTTCCTCAGACTATTTAGTAAGAAATCATATTGCATTTTCTTGGGAAGAAAATGATATTGATTCATTTCATTCACAAACATAATGCAATCAATCTCTCCAGAAAGACAGCGATTGATAATGTAAGGTGCATATTCCTTCTCAAGTGAAGGATCTTCGTCAATCAGATGATTCTTCGTTTGATTGATCGAGTTTAACCAGTCCTTCAATTCCATAATTAAAAAGCAGTAGTTCTTTTCTTTGTTTTTGTTCTCGCATATATTCACCCACAGAACGCATCGTATAAGTCAAATCAAATTCAGCAGCGTTCCAATTCTTAAAACGATCCTTTACAAGTTGATCAGAATTATAACTCACCAACATATCCATATCGTTAGTATCACAATCGGCAGCAAACTTATCGTGATCAAATCCTTTATGCATTGATCCTTTTCGCCCATAGAGATTATCCTTAATGTCATAAGGAGGATCGAGATACATAAAAGCACCTTTGTTTCCATCCATCAGATAATCATAGGAATAGTTAGTTATACGCCAATTTGCAATCAACGCAGAATACTCAAACAACTTTTGAATTCCTCGCATTGAAAAATTGGAATTAGATGCCTGTGGTGAAAAGGAAGAACTCTCTGTGAGACCAGAGAAAGAACACTTATTTACAATATAAAAAGACACAGCACGATCAAAATTTGACACGGTTTTGTCATTAATCCGATCTTTTGATTGAAGGAAAAGTTCTCTTGCTTTGTCTGGAGTATTATTTGCGTTTTTTAAATCAACAAGTTCACTTTTCAAATCATACCCAAACATCTGAAGTTGTTGCCAGAAGTTTACAAGAGGTTCATAAAGATCATTTACCCAAATGTCCAGATAAGGATATTTTTTGGTGATATGAATAGCAACACTTCCTCCACCAAGAAATGGTTCTCGGAACTGATCATAGTTGCGAAGATCTGGAAAGTAGGGGTTCATCTTTGCAACCGCTCTACTTTTACCCCCAGGATATCGCATTGGGGTCTTAAGAGATTTCATAATCTTGTGGATGATACTTCAAATATTCACGAAAAGTGAGTTTCATTTCTTTCTGCGTCATACCACAATGCTTTGCAGCAGCAGGAAGATTCATTGTGGCACGAAACAATCCTTCGTTTGCTTCTTTTACATTTTCTGGATTTGTTTTTACCACATACTCATAAAGAGATTTTTTATCAATTTTATAAGGGTTCATCGAAACTCACACTCACACATTATTTCAGTTAATGCTGCCAAAAGATTAATTTCTTGATCAGCAACAAAACTGCTTTGGTAAAGATACTTTGCAATCACAAGAACAGCAGCAGGAATTGTTTGTGGAGTCAAATGATTATAGCAAGAGTCATACACCCTACGAAGAATCAAGTTAGCATCATTATCCAAATTAGATACAACCCACTTTCGGACTTCTGTAAAGTTCTTCTCTTTAAGATATTTAATCAATTCATCTACAGAGATGTCTGAGAAAGATGCAAGAATGCCTGCGTCAATTTTGCCTCCCACCGCATATCTTTGGCACTCGTTGAGGACTCTCCTGAAGTCGGGGAAGTGTTTAGAGATAATTTCAACAAGGACTTTTTGATCATATTCGATGCGTTCCTCATCCAAGATGTTTTGTAGACGCTTGAAAAAGGATCCTGCCAACTTGGTCTTTTCCTTTCCTTTGATTGTGAAGTCGATGACTGCACAACGGGAATGGAGGGGCTCGATAATTTTGTTCTTGTAGTTACAGGTAAAGATGAATCGACAGTTGTTATAAAATGTCTCAATATTCGCCCGTAGAAGGAGTTGAACGTCGTTCCCTGTGTTATCTGCCTCATCGATGATGATGACTTTGTGTTTAGAAGATTCCGTAAGTGAAACGGTCGAAGCAAAGTTCTTTGCTTGGTTTCTGACAGTATCCAAGAAACGCCCCTCGTCGGATCCGTTGATGACATAAAAATCTGCTCCTAACTCATTACATAATGCCTTTGCAATAGTGGTCTTCCCAATACCCGGAGGTCCAGCAAGAAGGAGATTCGGAATCTCTCCTTTCTTCACAAACTCCTTAAAAGTTTTTTTAGTATCATCAGGTAGAATACAGTCGTCAATAGTTTTTGGACGCCAAGATTCTACCCACAAAAAATCACTAGTCATAATTAAGTCCAATCAGGTTTTTTCAAATAAGAACTTGGGACAATCTCCCACCATTCTTTCCCATCAAAAATATACACTTTATGTGTATGTTTATCAAGAAAAAAAGTGCCTTTCTTGTATTTCATATCCATTCAGGTTTTCGTTGCGGCATACGAAGATAATTAGATGCAACCCAAGATTTGGATGCGATATAACGCTTGTAAGCAGTAAAAGTGTCGATGCTTGTGTCAAGTTTAAATTCATCTGGCATTGCTCTAGCAAATGGAGTTACATTAGTCAATTTGCCCTTTGGAAACAAATAGTATGCCTCAAGAAGAGTATTATAACACGAATGAGACTTACCATACCGCAGTTGAAATTCATCACAAAGATTCATTCCGTGCTTGATTAACCAGTAAGCATTATCAATAGATTTTGCTGCCCACTGGGTGCAAGGATGATTACGAAAAGCACCTTTTTCAGTAGCATAAGGATTTCCATCCTTTTTATGAAGTGGTCCATAATTATGATACCACTTTGATGCCACAATAGAAAGCATTTGGCAACATTCAAGAGGCATCTTCGTTATATGGCGGTCAGGAAGTGTAATAGCACTTTCTGCGGGCCATGGAGAAGTAACGAATATATTGATAGTAGGTTCCTCAACTCAACAGGTATTCAATCATATATTGAATGATTGCTTGGTGTTCTTCAATTGTACCATCAGATTTGATGGTGTTTGCTCTTTTACTAATAATCTTAATGTTTCCTTTTACATAACCTTTAGTGCTATCAATCCTATCAATACTGGGTGCAGTATTTGTTCCAATAACCATAGGAACTTTAAGAACTGGACAAATTGGTGGAATAACTATATCAGTTATTTCCAGATTGAATTCCAATCCTTTTTCTTTTGCTCTTTTTCTAGCAGATATCAATAACCTATTTTCAGGTTTTCTTCTATTCCATTTTTTATGATACTCTGGATTATTATCAAAAAACTCTTTATTTAAATTTTGATAATATTCCTTATTTTTTTGATAGTATGTTTTTTGATATCCTCTTTTAATATCTTTACGATATTCTTTTCGGCAGGATTTACACATACCATCTCTACCACGAACAGAATAATACCATTCAGTTTCTGGTTTTTCGTTAGAGCATTTTTTACAGAAGAACATCTTATAAAATGAATATCTTTATAACTATTTATAAAAAATATTCATTCTATCAACTAAAATCAGAAACAATACTTATTCACATAATATAGCACCCTCTCTGGTTTATCTTCCAGATAATATGCTTCTGTCTCATAAACTGGATAAGAGTTTTTACTTACCTTTAAAGAATTAGCAACATCATTTAGTTTGTATTGATCTAATGTTGCATCAGCAATTTTAAGAGGTCCCCGTTTACATGCTTGAGCAACATGAACTGCTTCATGATAAACAGTTTCATTTACATAATGATTTACAGGGCTGATAGTGTTCTTAATGTTATTTGTACAAATTACAAAACGAGAACCATCAATTCCTCCAAAAATTTTTTTGTTTCTACAGTATGCCACGTTCTCCACGACCCTGTAATTTTTCATCATAATTTTGCTAATCAGTTCTTGACCAATTGGCGTCAAATAAAGTAGAAAGTCCATCACTCAAAAGTAGAATCGGGTTCTAGAGCAATATAATAAGTCAAATTATACTTACTGTTCGTGAACTGTGACAAAAGTTTAGAAGACACAACCACATCATAAGCACCGGGAATAATCTTGATATTCTCCACCTTGAAGTTGAATGCAAATTCTTTATCAGTTTCACCAACTACAATAGAGTATTCGTTAGAAGTATCATTCTTCTTATCACGAACCACGAGACGAATGACACCTGCTTCACCAACCGCAGAAAGATCTGGAAGTTGATAAACTGCTGCTGCCTTTAGAAGTTTTTCCAGAGTCACACTCTCAAGTTGAAAACAAACATCTTGAGAAGGAAGTTGAATGTCTTTGTCTGGAGGCGAAACAATTACATTCGGATCGGCAAAGAAATACTTAACCCGACGCTTACCTTCACGAATCGTGATATGAGAATCTTCCTTAAAGTCAAGATCAGGATCTTGGTGAAGTCCAAGACCATTCAGAAACTGATTAAGATCATAAATTGCAAACTCACGGGGGAATTCTTCAGTAATGTCTGCTTCTGCAAGAATGTTTTTTGCAACAGAAATTGTGCGGAGTTTGTTTCCTTGCTTGACAAGAATGGAATTATTAATGCCAGCAAAGTTTTTAAGAACAGTAAGAGTGTTGTCAGAAAGTTTCATAATTATCAGAATTTTTTGTATGAAGACCAGAGAAATGATAAAGAAGAACGCAATAGTGAATTGCTTTTAGAATGTCCATTTTGGATTTTCCATTCTTCTTACCAAAGCGAGAAAGATATTTGATGGCATTTGAACGAGTAAATGCTTCTGCGTCACCGATACTTTCAATCAAATCTAAAGTTTGAGTTTTGGATTGCTCGGAAGTATAATGAGAGTGATAAGTGCTAGCAAGATACTGCTCAACTTCTTTTAGAGTTTTATCTTCCTCATATTTCCAAAAATGATTTGAATTGTCGTTCATAGTCACAGGAGTTTTTGTAAGGTCAATCATACCACTATGTTCATTCATAGTGAGTGTAAATTCGTTCATAGAATACCGAAGAGAAGGATGCTCATCCATAATAAAAAGGGAAGGTCATAGTTTTACCTTCCCCAATTATATCAGAAAGAGGAGTTCAGGTCAACTTGATGCCCACCTTCAATCGTCAGTTCAGGACCAGTAGAGGGCATCTGGAAATCAGCATCCACCTTATCATACAGTTCCAGAAAGGACTGTTTGGTCTCATCGTCAAAACGATTCACACAAACTTGAATCGCTTTTGCCTTATCTTGGAAAATGCTATAAGCACGGATAATATGAACAAGACGACGAGTGCTGATGATTTCCTCAATACCACCATCGTAGAAGGTTTTACGGATGACATCTGCCCAATCGCAAAGTCTCTTGCAAAAATCACGGTCTTCAACACCAAGATCCAGAGCAATGCCTTCCAGAATCTTCTGTTCGGTTGCAGGAGCAGGATACGACTGCTCAAAGGTTACAGGGAAACGCTCAAGGAATGCTTCATTCAGAACGTTCGTGCCAATAAAGCGACCGTCATCAGAACCCTTACCTTTGGTGTTTGCAGTAGCGACCACATTAAATCCAGCAGCGGGTTTGACAAAGCGACCAATTTTTTTCAGAAAGACACCTTTACCTTCAAGAATGGACTGAAGACACAGAATCTTATTAGAAGCAAGGTCAATCTCATCTAGAAGCAAAATTGCACCACGTTCAAGTGCTTCTACCACAGGACCATTGTGCCATGCAGTTTCACCATTCACAAGACGAAATCCACCAATCAGATCATCTTCGTCAGTTTCAATCGTAATATTTACACGAATCAATTCACGATTCAGTTGAGCACAAACCTGCTCCACACTGAACGTTTTACCATTACCCGAAAGACCCGTAATAAACGTAGGATAAAAGAGACGGGACTGAATAATACGTTTAATGTCATTAAAATTACCAAACTTGACGAAGGTATCATCTTTATCAGGAATCAAATTTTGTTCTACAGCAGGAAGAGCAGGAGGTGCTTGATATGCTTGCTCCATTTTATTCACAACAGTCGGAGTCACTTCTAGATTCCAACGACCACGAGAGGTCTTATAACTCTCAAGATGGCGAGTCACGGTCTGATAGTTGAGACCGCGAGAGGCACAGAAACCTTTCAGATCACCAGAAGTAATTTCAGAACCATAGAGTTCTTGGATTGAAGCAATCAATTGTTCGTCATTCACAGAAGACTTGCGAGGCATAATGTAGTTAGGTGGTTTTGTTTAACTGAAGTTATTATACAAGAAAAAAGGAGGTCGCGGAACCCCCCATGTGACGGTTTGGAAAGTGGTCTTTATAGACCTAACATTTTTTTTAGTTTTTCTCGTTTTTCATCCTCACGCTTTCCACGCTCTTGAAATAGATCGTCTCTACGGGATTTTAAACGGTCTCGCATTCTTTCTATTTTGGCACGTCTTTCATTTGCAGGAAGACGATTTAATCCTCGACTTCTACCTTGATGTTGATTATCAATAACATTTTGCGCTTTATAAGTCGTCTTTACTCCCTTTTCAATTTGCTTATCAGATTGATCTGCAGCCGATTCTACAATATCTTCTCTCCACTCTTCACTCATATTCACCATAATTGCTTCTGCTGCTTCTGGTGTTTCAGCATATCCTTCATCAAGAAGGTGTGAGAGGATGATGTCGTAAATATCAAAGTTTTCTCCAATTTCTCCCATAGCTTTTTGCTTGCGAAGTTTCTTTGGATTTTTGGTTACAGTACCAGGACCT